AGACTCAGGCAGTAGTCGAGGGACGCTGGTGCGTTGATCGATTGCTGGAGCATCAAAGTCGCGCCTGTCGGGTTGCTAAGTTGATATGCGGATGTGCCGCCCATCGGATCGGCTACACCACCGGTCAACGTCAGTAATGGATCAGCCTGCCAGACGGATTGGTTCTGCTGTCCACTCCACGCCAGCAGGTTATCGGCCGGGTCCAGAAAAGTGAACGGCGTCAGACTCCCCTCCACCGCCTGAAACAGAGCTTCCAGCGCGGCCAGTTCCTGGTCGCTGATTTCCGTGAATGAGAGGTGCCATTCGGTGATGGCGGCGCCTGGATCGGCCAATTTAACTTGATAACCTTGGCAGCTCTGATTGACAACCGTCCTGGCTGAGCGCTGCCGGGTGATCGGGAACTGACCGGTGGCACCGGATGCGAGTTGCGGAAAGTAAATCATCTTAGGTCCTGTTCTCGCAAACCATAAGTGTCGTGTTACCCCTCATTTCACCGCTCAGTTGAAACGCGAAGGTGTCCTTTGCCAGGCTGCAGTTCGGGTAGACGGTTCCGTCCCATGGGTCGGTGAAGGAGAAACTTTCGAATCTGCCTTGGTTCGTCTCAAAGAATTGATCAATCGCAGCAAGCTCCGTCTCGTCCAGCAGTTCAAGTTGAATCGTCCATTGATGCAGAACGGAAGGATCATCGCGGAACCGCTGCTCCGTCCCGTCCAGAAAGCGGATTATGTCAGTATTAAACTGCAACGTTCTTTTCGCCGGATACTGCATCACGGCGCCGGTCTTGAGCGTCGGAAACATGGCGTCAGAGGTTGGTAATGACGTCGTTGATCGAATTCATGTTCAACATCGCCTGCCGTACGGCCTGGGCGATATCGTCACTATGGTCGAGGAACGACTGGCTATCCATCGCTTGCACCTGGACGGTGATCTGCTGCCCCCCGTTCGAGCCGCCGCCGCTTGGGACAGAGCGGGGCAAGCCGTTTTCTCCCCAGGACACGTTTTGATTGCTGGTGGTCGACTGCAAGTTTAGTGATGGCGGGAGTGAATACGGCACAAGCGGCGTTTGTTGAGACTCCCCTCCGCCAAACAGGCTGGTGAACAACGACACGATGGGCATCAGACTGAGACCACCGCCGAGAACCTGACTGGCTGTGTTGAGTACATCCGTGACGCCTCCGCCGCTGCTGCTGGAACTTCGTGTCTGACTGTTTTGTGCCACGGCGTCAGTATTCGCAGAGGTCGCCTGCGTCTGGGCGTCCATAACTTGCGTGGCTTCGGTCAGCGCATCAGTCAACCCCTGGTCGGCTGTCGACGACGATGCCCCCGAAGGGCTCCCCGCCGCTTGGTTGAAGGCATTCAGCAAAGTCTGTTGCGACGCGCTAGGCATTTCGTCCCCCTGGCTTGGGATCGCCGCGCGGACCGGCGGTGGCCGCCCCTCTGTTTGCGACTGCCAGTTCGTGCTCCAGAATCACAAAAGCTTCCACTTCGCGCGCTCCCAGGCCCTCAATTCCCTTCTGCTCCAACTTACGCCGCACCAGATATTCTTCAAGCCATGCCATGCTTTGTGCCGAGATGTAGGATTTCGGACAGATGGTAACCGCCGTATGGCTACTGGCCCAAACCACACGTACGGGTGACTCCAACGCGTCAGGTATCCAGCCACAACGGCGTTTAATTTCAAGGCCGGCTTTGCGGCAGGCAGCGCACTCCCAGCCAGCCTGGTTGGAGAATTGAAAGTGGAGTGCGACGATCAGTTTTTTCTTTCGGCTTCCGATAATCCACACTCATGCTTGACCGCGGCCAAGGCTTCACGAAACAGCTCCTCAGGCCCGCTTTCGGCGAGTGACTCCGGACTGGCGGGCTTCCCATCCAAATCCAAACCCGCGACCTCCCGTAACCCCCAGAGCAGGTAGATCCGGTCGATCTCCGACGCCAGCAGCGCGGCGTCCATTTTCTCGTTTGGATGCTCACCCGCTTCCAGGAATTCTTTCCTGGCCGCCAGTTCCCGGATGCGACGAGTCAACTCCACCCGTCGCCCAAACGAGATCTTTGCCAGGGTATAACTTACTCCGGGCGCCACACTGGATTTGATAATCTCGAAGCTTGTATACTCCATCAGGTTACTCTGCTCACTCTATCCAAACGCAACCACGATTTCGTTGTTAGCCGTACCCTGCGCCTTCGAGCCCTGGAACTTCCACTGCAAGCGGTTATCGCTGTCGTCGAACTCAGGCACAACCGGCACCATACTGGTCATATACACCCCCATTACCTGGCCGGTTTGTTGGCCAAGTTGGAACATTACACTGACCGGTGACTGCTGCCGCGCCGCTTGGTAGAGGCCTTGGGTAGCGGCGTCAGTGAGTTCGTACAGGCTGAAGTCCGCCGTTACCGATCGCGGCCCAGGGGCGATCGCCAAGGGAAGGTTGGTGCCGAACTCTTTCGACCGCATGTCCAATCCATTGTCCAGTTCGAAAGTTCCAGTCGTGATTGTGTAGAACTGGTTTGGCGTGCTGCCGATCCAGGCTTCACCCATGTTGCCGGGCACGATCGAATAGTTGAAGGCGCCAATGGCCGGCTCCGCGGGGAAGTTACTAAGCTGGCCCATTCCAGACGTGAAACTGGAACTGTCGATCAGGTCCTGCGCCACCCCCCCAAACTCAAACTGGTGAAAATCGCCGTTTATTTTTATGGTCATTTGGTTTATCGCGGCCCCGCAAAGTACCCGCTGCAACGCCGTGGCAGGATCCCAGTAATCGAAAATGCTGACGCTTGGCAATTCCGTGGCCGGAAAATAGGAAAGGGTGGGAGCAATCTCGGTGCCCGGGGTGGGAGCGCTGGAGAATGGTGCATTCAGTTGCACAGCCGTGGAACTCGCAATGGACGCAACGAACCGGATCTCACCGTTACACGATACAGCTTGGGCCGCCACGAGCCCATGCGGCGCCGCGAAGATTAGCGACGCGCCGCTCGAGCCCGCGGCGGCTGCCCCTCCCGGGTACATCAGCGGAGCGGCGCCCAAGCTGGCCTGAAAAAGCGGACCATAGGACGGACCCGAACTCTGTCCAGCCCAGCTCGTCATGTAAGTTGTCAGATCGAAAGTGGTGTTGCGGCGCAGCCCTGCGGGAATCCCTGCGAAAGTTCGGCTGCCGGTCTTGTCCCGCCGGTCTGCTTTCTCCAACTGGTTCTTGGCCGTCAACTTCACAGCGGGAAACCGGTTTTGCGCCGTGATCGCCGGCGTTTGGCCGTAGCTGCCTTCCAAACCGGTATAGAAACGATTGGCAATGGATAATACGTACGAGGCCATAGCACTAATCACTCACTCCTACTTCAAAAGTAACCTTACCTACTTGTATGAAGTTTTGGCCGCCGTGCTTCACAGGCCCTAAAGCCGCTTCGTAGCACCCGGCAAAGTACATTCCTTCACCCCAGTCGCCGCGGCTCTGGTCGAGCACCTGGGTCACACCGTCAACGTACACTTGCAGTTGATCTTCGATTCCCCCGAGTCTGTCCTGTGAAACCCGAACCTCGATCGCCATAACAGCTTTACCAGAAAAGTTTCGGAACTTTTCCTTAAGCTGGTTAACAATTTTCTCACAGTAAACATTGACCGCCGGATACTGTACGTCCACGCTGCGCTCCGCGAGTTCGATAGATACGTTCTGTGCCAGTATTTGATTCTGCCCGAGCTGCGTAAGAGTTAAATTGACGGCTTCGGCCAGCGTAGATACACAGGCGTTCAGGCCCTGCGGTGCGTTGAGGAGAGTAACCACTTGTGCGGTAACTGTGCTGCCGACCCACGCCATTCTCTAACCCCTCTGTATAAGGCGCGGCAAAGCGCGCAAGTAATCCGGCGGCTGGCCCGTGCCCGGCGGCGGTCCCAACGTGGACACCGGGCCTGCTTGCACCCAGACCTGATCTAATGCCAGCGGCGCTGTATTCTGCAGCGCCATGGCCGTGGGCGACAAACCTACATAAACATTCCATGCCGTTGTGTTGGCCGGCTGGTTGACCGGCTGTGCCACGAGTGTATTCCCGGCTGCTACGGTGAGTGTACTTGGATTACTGGCCAGCCCCTCCTCGTTCTCCTGGTTCAGCCACGATACACTCACACAGTAAGTCATCGCCGGCTGACCGCCGGTAATGGATGTCAGTTGAGGTGGAGCTGCCTGCGGAATAGGTTCGGCGACAACGCCCAACCCGGTTTGAATCAGCTTATCCATCGCCCACTTCGCTAACTGTTGAAATTGATCGCGCTTCCCCTTATAACGGTCGTTCAGCTGGTTGAAGTACGCATCTTGATAGACCAGCATCAGCGTCAGGAAGACGTGCCAGAGCTGCAAAGGTGGCGTAACCACAATGTTGTTCAGTTGCGGCTCTGGTTGGAGCCAGAACTGCCAGTCGTAGGTATTGCTCCGCTGCAGGAGCGTTGTAAGTTCGATTCCCAGCCCTTCTTGCGCCAACGCTAATTTCACACTGAGGTCGATGTTTTCCGTCTGTGCGGTGGTCAGCACGGAGGAATCCTGCCCCATCAGGTCCTGGATCGTCGATATGCCATCCGTAAAAAGCGCCATCGGTCGGGCCGCCTAATCCTTACCGGACAGCGCCCCGGCCTTCAGCTTGCGCAGCTCACTAGGTGAAATGACGGCGAACTGCATTCGTGATGCTGCCGTCAGCTGGTCCGCCAGGCGCTTCGCCTCTACTTTCTGCTCCTGGAAATCACGCATTTCCTCGGGCGTTGCCAGCCGGGCGCTGCCTTCTACGATCATCTTGGCCGCGGTTCGCCGGGGAACTTCGGTACGTACGCCCGGCCGTCCGCCATCCGGCGTTTCGAGGCTGACCACCACGATTGACTGATCTGTCAGGCTGTCTTCCAGCGCCCGAATTTTCTTGTAGTAAACCTGTAAGTCCATAGTTGCCTCATCTTCGCAATCGATTAATCCTTGGGCAGACCCGTGGGGCAGACGCCCTGCCGGAGTGCCCTGTGGGCTCGGCCTCGCAGGCCGCCTTATCGACGGACCCGCGCAGGCCGAAGGCCTGCCCCACATGACGCGTGTGCCGCTAGGAATTCACCTGCACGCCGAAGTTGTTCCGAATCACAGCGCAGCCGTACAGAACGTCCACCGTGAATTGCTGCGCGAGCGTATTGGGCTGATAACTCATTATCACGCGCATGCCGAAGTTACCCATCTCCGCATAATGCGCAACGGCACCAGTCCCGTAAAGCGGCTGTGGCAGTCTTCGGATGACGAGGCCGATGGCTGGCCTCGTAAACGCGATGTTGTGGGTCGTCATCGGCGAGCTACCCGTATACGCAACGTATTGCGAGCGCATCACGAAGAAGTCTTTAATCTTACCTACGGTGCCCTCAATCAAAGCCCGTAACCCGGCTTGGCCGGCTGTCTCGTATTCGCTGAAGCGTTCGATCTGCCGCAGTTGTGAATATGTCGCCGCATCCACAATCAGGTACTTTGACTCGGAGGGCGGCACCTTCGCCGTGAACAGCTCGCTTTCTGCCTGGTCGATCACGGCTTCCACTATGGGCGTTCCCGGCGTGCCCACAGGTGTGTTCGCCGTAAGTCCCGCATACAGGTTCAGCAGGCTAAGCTCGATGCTCTCGGCGATAGCTACTACCGCCGGTTGCATATAGACCCTCAGTAAGTCAGGTACCGCTAACACCTTGGTCACATCGGGAATCTGGAAGGTCGCTTCAGCGTGCGTGTTTAACACGATTTGCGCGTTGCCCAGGCTCGGGTTCTGCGCCATGACCTGACCGCCTTCTGCTATGTTGTTGGCGACCAGCACCGGAGGAATCGGGATATTTACCGTGTCCCCCGCCTGCGCCAATACAGGTTCGTAATCGCGGTTGACCAGGTTACCCATGACCAGGTTCCCGACCAAGGCGGGCAGAGCGTCTGCCGCCACCAGCTTCACGATCGCGCTGGCCACATTAGCTGATGTAATTGCCCCCATTTAGTTCTCCTAAGTTGAGCAGGCAGTTTCGCCTCTCTTTGTGAAATCAGGCATACTTGCCTGTCGTACCTATATGCCGCGCAAATTCTGCCCGGCGACGCGCAGAATTTCCTTCCGCACCCGTTCCATTTCGTCGGAGCTCATTCCCGGCCGGATGCCGTCTATGTTCACGCTTTCGGAACTCTCGCGCGGCGCTTTATGCGCACCGGTGATTCCCGAGCCGCCGGCGATTCGCGCCGGCAGAAACTCGGGGTTCTCGCTCACGAAGTTGCTCAAATACTCCTTGAGCGGCACTTCGCCCGCATCGCCGTGCCCCAATAGGCGGCCGTCTTCCGCGCGGAACACACCGTCCTGCACCGCGCGGTATGCCAAGTCTACCTTGGCCACGCCGAGCCGCTGTAACTCCGCCCGAATGGTTGCGCTTCTTTCCGCCTGTTCCGCCACCTGCCGGCTGCGTTTGCTTTCTTCTTCCACCTCGCCCAGCCGCCGTTCCAGTTGCTCGCGGCGCCTGCGCTCTTCCATAAGTTCGGTCTTGTAAGCCGGCTCACTCTTGGCCTGCTGCTCGTCCAGAACTTCCTGAATTGTCTGTTTTACGATCGCTTGTACGTCTGTCTCTTCCATAACTGTCCCCTTACCAGATCGCCACTGACCGCTTAACTCTGTGCGTCAATCTCCTGCGCTATCTGGGTCTTGATCTCCTGCCGCACATCCGCCAAAAACTTGAAGGCTAGTTTCTTGAACACCTGTTTCTTCAGCGTCTCCGAGTGGATCCCCAGACTGAGCAGCTTTTGGGCATCGTCTAACTCGTTGCTAAAGTCGGCGATGTCGAACTCATCCAATCCGGAGACATCGATCGAAATGTTATCCTGCCGCGCAGCCCCGATGGCTCTGAGGACCTGACGCATCGTCTCCTTCACCGCGTCGCCGTACGCCCGCAGCACCTCTTGCGTGATGCTGAAGTCCCGCTGCTTACTGGCACCCGATTGGCGCTGGCTCGAGGAATCCGCTCCAGCGGCGTGCGCGATCAGATAGCAGACCCGATAAATCTCGTCCTTCAGTTGAACCAGGTTATCGGCGGCGATCTGATACACTTTGCCTTCCGGCTCGGCCCACCCGAAACGGTCCCCAGGGGCCAATTGAATAAAATAGGATTCGCCGACGATCTGGTTCCATTCGCGATCCGAGTAAATCACCGGCGAGGCGAATAAGCCCATAGTCAAAGCCCAGCTCAGTGCATTCGACTTGTTGAAGTGCTCTAACTGCAGCAGCGCTGCCTTATTCATCAACCAGAGTCCTTCGCTCACCCGCATGGGAAAAATCGGCGTCCGATTCAGGCCGGCCAAGCCGTGCAGCCCTTCATCGATCAGCCGTATTTCTTTATCTTTGAGCTGCTGATAGACTTGATAACGCTGCCGATCGTAATGGATCCATCGAGTCTCGCGCGTCCATTCGTTTTCGGTTACGGCCGACTTACGCAGCGAAGACGTTCGGATTACCGCCCACTCCAATCCTCCATGATCGTCGTAGCTCCAATTGATCACTTCTTCCGGCGAGTAATCCACCAGGTATGCGCGCGAACGGCCTAACGCGTCCTCTTCCGCGCGGTTGCTGGCCGATACGGACGTCCGTGGAAAGTCCACTACGATGTAACTGCGCCCGTGCACCAAAGTGTGCACGAACCGTTGCCGAAAAAACTCGGCTAGCGACGTGCCCTTCAAGTCACAGTCGTCCGCGAACAGATTGTAGAAGTCCTTGGCAGCCTCATCGGGGCCGTCCAGCACCAGAGCTCCTTCTCGCCGCATCAGCGTCGCCGCGTACCAATCGATGATCGAACCGATATAATTCTCATAGAACACCCGGGTTAGCCGCTCGGCATATATGTCGTTCGGCTCCTTGTGTCGGCGCACCAGGTACTCGAAGGCCTGCTCCCGAATCTGTTCGCCGCCGGCATAGAGATCCCTATACTTCTTCCACATCACCTTCTTGGCCACATACTCAGGGTGCTCCCGGTCGATGTTCAGCATCTGCTCCTCAAATCAGCCGTTCCCGGTGTTCGCCGGCCGCCGGTTGCGGTCTGCACTCCTGCCACAGCAGATAGCCCAGTGCGTCCGAAAGGTGCGTCCTGCGGCGGTCTTTCTCTTTATCGATTGCGTTGCTGTTCGCCAGGTACGATACCTGTTCGAAGTCCTTGATCAATTCCTTGCACTTGACGTCCACCAGCATTTGGATCTCGCCGCTCGCGGTCCGCAGTTTGGAGTTTGCCAGCATAATTCGTTCGCGCACGCTCGGATTGGCTTTGGGCACTTTGTAAGTCACCCGCGCTCCGTAGTTCATCCGGAAGTAGTCGCGCACAATCTGATAGTCCGATGTGCCTGTGGTGTGTTGCGTGTTGCCGGATGCGTCGCCATAGATCACCAGCCCGCTCAGGTGATTGGGGAAGCGCTTCTCAAATTCCTCGCAGGCTTCATGGGTGCTGGCGTGGCGCAGCGCGATCTCATCCAGCACGAATACCGTCCGTCCCACAATCTGCGCCACCACCGACGACATCGGGTCGACGTTGAAATCGAGTGCCCAGAGCAGCGGAAAGTTGGGATTGACCGGCAGGCTTTGTACATGGTCGCGGCGGCTGAAGGCGCTATACACAAGTCCGCCTTGCAGGCTCAGGTATTGTCCCAGTACCTCCTGCTGATAAAACGTTTCGTCGTAGCTGTGCTTCAGCCTTTCATAGAAGTCTGGAACTTTTTCCAATAGGTAACGGTTTTCGTTCGGTTTCGCTATGATCGCCGTATATCCAGCCACCGTATCCGCGATGAATTTCTGGTATACCCAGTCGTAACCCTTTGGTGTCCACACCGCAAAGCCGCAAAGCGTAGTGGCTTGCGGGTCCCGCAGGCGCCCCTCCAGGCGGGACCATGCGCCCTCCGGAGAATAAGTCAGCTCATCGAGCCCGAACCAGGCTAAGTTCGTGCCGCGCAAGCGTTCGAAGTCGTCCACCGGCCGGAATATGATCCGCGATCTTGTGTCTTGCATGGTCAGCATGCTTTCGGCCTTGTTGTAGTCGTACGGAATGTCCTGACTGTCTAAGATCGCGAAAAGCGTCGTCTGTGTGGCGTCCCTTAACATAGGGTAAGTCGGAGCGCCGATCAGGCCCAGCCTGCCCTGGTTACAGTAAGTGAGCCGGAGTGCTTCCTGGCAGAGCGCCTGGCTCTTGCCGGAAGCGATCGGCCCGGAAAAACCCTTGAACCGTGAGTTACATTCGTGAAATGCCCTTTGTGATGGAAGCGCCTTGTAGACTATTTTTTGGTCAACGATTCCGTCGGTTCTGATTCTACCCATCGCACCCTGACTTCGCGCGGCTCGTCTGTTTCCAGTTCCTTTTCGATTTGCAGTAACCGGACCAGGTCCGCCACGGTCGGCTTGATCTCTTGCGTGCCTAATCGCGTCTCGATGTTCTCGATCGCTTTCCTGACGAT